CGTCATGAAAAAGCTTCAGCGCGCCATACTGTCAACGGGGCTCGTAATCAAAATTTCTACCAGCCAATTTTACAGCGAAGAGCAGGACAGATTTTTACGGTTACCAGCGGCTTTTTTTACCACATGATGGATGTAAGCATGAATCGGGTACAAAGTGAACAGAAAGAAATGGTAAAATCAGAGGGAATAGGAGCATGAAACATGGATATAATTAACATCGCACTGAAAGACTTAAAACCATACGAGAATAACCCGAGAAAGAACGATGATGCTGTTAAATACGTTGCCGAATCCATCAAAGAGTTCGGGTTTAAGGTTCCGATCGTGATCGATAAAAACAATGTTATTGTTGCAGGGCATACAAGATATAAAGCTGCAAAAAAGCTTAAAATGAGTGAAGTGCCGTGCATAATTGCTGACGACCTGACAGATGAGCAGATAAAGGCGTTCCGGCTGGCAGATAACAAAGTAGCTGAAAAAGCTGAATGGGATTTTGACCTGCTGAATGCGGAACTTGACGATATTATCGACCTTGACATGGAATTGTTTGGATTCGAGGATGCATTGCAGGACGATGCCGAGGAAGCTGTTGAGGATGAATTTGAGGTAGAGTTACCTGCAGAGCCGAAATCTAAACTGGGCGACATTTATCAGTTGGGCAATAATAGGCTGATGTGCGGTGATAGCACGGTGCTGGAAGACGTAGAAAAACTGATGGGGGGGGAGCAAGCAGACATGCTGCTCACTGACCCGCCATACAACGTAAACTATGAGGGGAAGACCAAAGACAAGCTTAAAATTAAAAATGACCAGATGGGCAACGATAATTTTAGGCAGTTTTTGACAGATGCTTTTAGCAACGCCGACATGGTTATGAAGCCGGGCGCGGTCTTTTACATTTGGCATGCGGACAGTGAGGGATATAATTTCCGGGGGGCGTGCTTTGATGCTGGCTGGACTGTAAGGCAGTGTCTTATCTGGAACAAAAATAGCATGGTGATGGGACGGCAAGACTACCAATGGAAGCACGAGCCGTGCCTGTATGGCTGGAAAGAAGGAGCTGGGCATCTGTGGGCTTCAGACAGAAAGCAGACAACAGTAATCAATTTTGACAAGCCCACACGAAATGACATGCACCCGACTATGAAACCGATCCCGTTGTTTGATTACCAGATAAAGAATAACACAAAGGGTGGGGATGTAGTCTTAGACTTATTCGGCGGATCAGGGACAACCATTATGGCATGCGAACAGAATGGACGGCGCGGCTATTCTATGGAATACGACCCACGGTATGTGGATGTTATTGTCGACAGATGGGAAAAGTTTACAGGGGCAAAAGCTGTTTTATTAAATAAATAATGTTTTTGCATAGCAGAATAACCCGGGAGGAGAAATGGAAGCAATAGGAAGAGTGTATATATTAGATGATCATGGAAGAATAAGAATTCCAAGGTATGTACGGAGAAGGTTGAACATCCAAGAATCAGATCCGTTACAAATTTTTATTGGGGATAACAATGAGATCATCTTAAAAAAATGTCAAGCAGAAGATGAGCATTTAACTGAAAACAAACAATAAATAAAAAAGAGGTAGTATATATGTCTGATAATGCAAACAAGGGCGGACGGAAAAGAATACCAATTGATCAAAAAGTATTCGAGAACTTATGTTCGATTCAATGCACACTTGCGGAGATTGCGGCAGTTATCGGATGCAGCGAGGACACGATTGAAAGATGGTGCGTGAGGACGTACAAAGAGGGATTTGCGGAGACTTATAAAAAAAAGAGCCAGAAGGGCAAAGCAAGCCTGCGAAGACTCCAGTTCAAACATGCAGAGACGAATCCGACAATGGCTATTTGGTTAGGCAAGCAGTGGTTAGGACAGCGTGACCAGATGGAGGTCGAGGCATCCGGGAAGGTCACGATTATTGACGATATCCCAGACACGGAAACAGAAAAGCAGGAAGACTAAATGGAAGTACAGCAGGCAGCAAGGATAAAGCTTACAGACTTAATTGCTCCGGCTTTTTACAAAGTGCATAAGGACATAAAAGAAGGACGGCACGAGTACTATAACCTTTACGGAGGACGAGGATCAGGAAAGTCCTCTTTTGTGTCTGTAGAGCTCCCGCTTGGCATGATGCAAAACCCGGAGGCAAACGCGGCAGTATTCCATAAATTTTCCGCAATGCTGCGGGATTCTGTTTATAACCAGATCCAGTGGGGGATAGATGCGCTGGGCGTGTCAGATTATTGGCGCGGCAATGTAAACCCGATGCAATTTACCTACCTGCCAACAGGGCAAAAGATCATCTTTAGGGGTCTGGATAAGGCACAAAAGACAAAATCCATTAAGGCAGCCACAGGATTTTTTAAATATCTCTGGTTCGAGGAGCTGGACATCTTTAAGGGACCAGAAGAGATCCGAATGGCGGAACAGTCAGTTTTGCGTGGCGGTCATAATTATGTCGTGTTTAAAACGTTTAATCCGCCGATCAATCGTAACAACTGGGCGAATAAATATGTGCAAATTGAGGATAGACGGGCATACAACCACAAAAGCGACTACAGGAGTGTGCCGCGTGAGTGGCTGGGAGATGAATTTTTTGACAGTGCAGAGCACTTAAGGCTCACGAATCCAAGAGCCTATGACCATGAATATCTAGGGAACGCAGTTGGAACAGGCGGAAACATATTTGAGCTTCTGGAGCTGCGTGAGATCACCGATGAAGAAATAGCCCGGATGGATACAATATACCAGGGCGTTGACTTTGGTTGGTACCCGGACGCATACGCGTTTGTAAGATGCTACTATGACGCGGACAGCGAGACGATTTATTTTATTGACGAGCATTACGTCAATAAAGAATCAAATGAAATAACAGCAAACTGGATCAAAGAAAAAGGTTATACGGACTACCACATAACCTGCGACAGCGCCGAACCGAAATCTATTAACGATTACCGAAGCATGGGACTTCCGGCGCGGCCGGCAATAAAAGGACCCGGTAGCGTCGAATATGGAATGAAGTGGCTGATGCGGAGAAAGATCGTTATAGACAAGCGCAGGACACCGAATGTATTCCGCGAATTTACCGAATACGAATATGACCGGGACAAAGACGGCAACATCATCAGTGGTTATCCGGATGCAAATAACCATTCGATCGATGCTACACGCTATGCATTTGAATCTAAATTTAACCGCAGAGGTAACACAGCCTAAGAATACACGGCACAGGGGATTGCAGAAATGGGACTTATACAGACAGTCAAAAGGTGGTTTAATATGATATTTAAAAAGCAGGCTGAGAAAGATTTCAGGGTAAAGGATACCACGTCTGCGCAGATGATGGCAAAGGTTGCAGAGTGTGCCAACATCTACCGCGGCGCGCCGTACTGGTTGGACGCAGAAAATCGAATAAAGACTATAAATTTTGCAAAGGCGGTATGCTCCGAAACGGCGCGGCTCGTCACGCTGGGGATTAAAATCCAGATTGACGGCGGCGCACGAGGGGCGTGGTTACAGGAGCAGATTGATAAAGTATATTATAGCCTGCGCCATTGGGTAGAGTATGGCTGTGCTTATGGCACGATCATCATAAAGCCTAATGGCGACGGGCTTGATATGTTTACCCCTCTGGAATTTTTCGTGACGGAGCAGGACGATAACGGGAATATAACGGGCGTTGTGTTTAAAGACAGCTATGCGGCTAACGAAAAGTTTTATACACGCTTGGAGTATCATAGGTTTGTCGAGACGAGGACGGAGGCGGGCGTGATATACCCGTATGTGATATCCAACAGGGCATATGTATCAAAGAGCAGCGAATCCCTCGGCGATCCTATCCCGCTGGAGCAGACAAAGTGGGCTGATCTGCTGGAGGAAACGCCGCCGATTCTCAAGGGCGGGAACGAAAGACTTGATTCCCCCATGTACGGAGTGTTCCGCACCCCTGCTGCAAACAACATAGATCTTTCCTCTCCGCTGGGAATGCCGATATACGCAGAAGCCATCGAAGAAATGAAAGACCTGGACATCGCATACAGCCGGAACGCCGGTGAGATATATGACAGCGAGAAGATCATCCTTGCAGATGACAGGCTGATGTTTGACAGCGGGACGAATCTTAATGGGCGCATCCCCGACGTTAAGCTACCGCATTATGTAAAAAATGTGTTTGGCAACAGCCCGGAAGAGTTTTACCAGGAGATTACGCCGCAGCTCAATACAGCCACACGCCTTGACGGAATCAATGCTCTCCTGTCCCAGATAGGGTATAAATGCGGGTTCTCGAACGGCTATTTTGTCTTTAACGAAGCGAGCGGCATCCAAACGGCGACAGGCGTGGAAGCGGAGCAGCAGCGAACCATCCAGTTTATCAAGGATGTGCGAGACAAGCTGGAAAGTTGCCTGAACGATGCTATCTATGCCATGTCGGTGTATGCAGATCTGTATGCGCTTGCCCCTGTCGGGGTTTATGAGGTTGTGTACGATTTTGGCGATATTACGTACAACCGCGAAGAGGATCGGGCACGCTGGTGGAGCTATGTTGTGCAGGGCAAGGTGCCCGCGTGGATGTATTTTGCCAAATTCGAGGGCATGACAAAGGAAGATGCGAAGGCAATGGTGACGGAAGCGCAGCCGAAGGAAACGGGGCTGTTCGGGGAGGAATAAGATGGAGCCGATAACCAGAGAAGAGTATTATCTTGCAAAGATTGCAGGGACATATGAGGGAAACACGCCGGAACCAGTGACAATTGAAGAATACTACCTTGCGACTATGGCAGGGGATTATTCCGGCAATACCCCGCAGCCCGTCACGAGATTGCAGTATTACATGGCAAAGGTAGCAGGAGTATGGGGCGGAAGCATCCCTGCGCCTGTGACACGATTAGAATATTACTGGGCGGCGATTGCCAGCGGAGAGGGGAAAGTCTTTCCGCCTGTGACACGAGAGGAGCATTTCTTGGTGCTGGTAGCCGATGCGTACAGCGTTGTGCTCACGGTCGTTACCGGCAACCCCGCCCTCTTGGAAAATTCAAAGGGGAATCGTGGGCTGGAATCCCTTACCCTCTACGGCAAATCAACGCAGGTGAGCACGACTGGGGCGCAGTTAATATCATTAAACGATTCTTATGGAGTAACAACAGTAAACGGAGTAACAAAAACCCCAATTGGAATTTCGGCATGGAAACTAGAAGGAATCTCCAAAGAGGATGCAATAATTTATCCTTATTCTTCGCTGACTTTTCTTAGTCTATCTAAAGGAGATTATGTATTTTCTGTATTTGGTACTTCAAAAGCAAAAGCAAGATATACAATTATTGGGAGAGGATCATCGGGATATATTCAAACTGGATACAGCCAGAAAATATCAATACAAGAGGACGTAAAATTAACTTTCAATTTTCTGATTGAAAATGGAGTAGAATCGAATGGAATTTTAATGATTATGCTGAACTCCGGATCCACTTCTCTCCCTTGGGAACCTTACACCGGCGGCAAGCCCTCCCCGTCACCGGAGTATCCGCAGGAAATTGAAAGCGTAGGGGATGCTGGGGAAATTAGCGTGGAGGTGTGTGGGAAAAATTTGATTGCCGGGCGAAAGTTTTACGGCAATTATTCTAATGGTATAGCTTATATAATTAAATTGGATGGTGACGTTGTTTTTCCATACAAGCCATCATATGCAACATATGGAATTTGCTACGCAATCAATGCCTTAGCTGGTAAAAAATACACTTTTTCAGGTTATAACCTTAACGATAATGCATCACTTAGAATTGCTGAATATGCAAATCTGAATGATGCTTTGGATTTTGCAAATGTAATTGGTTATAAATTCGGAGGTCGCGCCGATACTTTTGTTACTTATACTGCGAAGGAAAATGGAGTAATAATTTGTTTAATTTCTGGCATTTGGGGCTCTAATAATGATCTGATTCATATTTGCACAGAATCGGAACTACTTCAAATCGAACTGGGATCCACGGCGACTTCCTACGAACCCTACAAGCCAGCCCAGACGCTCATCGTTCCAACACCAAACGGTCTACCTGGCATACCCGTATCCTCCGGCGGCAATTATACGGACGAGAAAGGTCAGCAGTGGGTATGCGACGAGGTGGATTTTAAAAAGGGAGTGTATGTGCAGAGGATCGCGAAATATATTTCATCCGGAGGGGAAAACTTAATCGCCCCATCCACGCGAGATGGGGTCGACCAATACATCATTGCCGTTAAAAGTGAAATTGATAAAAATTTTTTAAGTTTTGGTTTTTCAAATAAATTCAAGTGCAAAAACATGTTTGAAGCAAACACGTTTACAGTAACAGATATGTTTATTTATTTTCGATTTGCTGAAAACACGCAAACTCCTGAAACTATAAGGGAAGTTCTTAATGGATGCGAATTCTGGTATGTTCTCGCCACACCCATCGAGACTCCTCTTTCCTCTGCCGACCTTGCCGCTTACTCCGCACTTCGGACGTATTCCCCAACAACGACCGTGATAAACGATGCTGGCGCAGGGATGAGCGTGGGATACGCAAAGATGAAATAAGGGTACGCCATAAAATGCGGGAGGTGGTAGAATGGAACTGGATACGAAAGTTGGGGACGTGGAGATTAAGCTCGATACGTCCCGCATAGACGATAATCTGCTGGAAGCCCAGAAGCTTTTGAATATGCAGGTAGTGGCGGACAGCGCCCCCTTCGTTCCATTCCGGCAGGGTGCACTAAGAAACAGTGTAAGATATCCAGACGGGGTATACGGCGGCATCGTTGAGTATGACACGCCATATGCTCATTATTTGTACAAGGGCGTTGTGTACGGTCCGAATATCCCGCTTAAAGACGCAGAGGGGAACATCATAGGGTGGACATCCCCTCCCAGCAAAAGCCCGACGCAGAGACGGATTAAATATCACGAGCCGGGAACAACGTCTGAATGGTTCGAGGAAGCCAAAAGGCGGCATAAAGACGACTGGCTGAATCTTGTGAGAAAAACGGTGGGGAAAGAGTGATGCTGAGACCAGAGTATTTTGAAGGGAAAGCTGACCGGATATTAGAACTCTATGAACGGCTGGAAAACTTTATCCTGCGGGATATCGCCAGAAGGATTTTAAAATCCGGGAAAATCACAGCCACGGCGGACAGGTTGCTGTACAGGCTGGAGCAGTTGGGGGAAAGCCGGGATGAGATACAGCGGCGTATCATGGAACTGACAGACCTGAGCGAAAAAGAACTGCGGAAGCTCCTGCGTGGTGCCGTGCTGACATCGTGGGAAGATGATGCGGTTACACTGTCAGAAATGGGTATCGCGGCGCAGTCTCCGCTTGAAAATGCACGATATATGGCTGTTATTGAAGCAGAGTACATAAAAAGCCGGGCGGAGTTGAAGAACCTCACAAGGACGACGCTGGAACAAAGCCAAAAAGACCTTGTGTCGCTGCTCGACGAAGCCGATGTAAGGGTAGCAAGCGGAGTGCAAAGCTATCCCGCAGCCATAGCGGATGTGCTGGATGCGTATGCGGGACGCGGCGTTATGGTGGATTACCCAACAGGGACGCGAAGGACGCTGGAATCTGCGGTACGATGCTGTGTAGTGACGTCAATGAACCAGACAGCGGCGCAGCTTACAAACAGGTATATCGTGGACAGCGGAACAGAGTATGTGTTAACCTCGGCGCACCTCGGGGCAAGAGTAAGGCGCGACGGGCAGCCCTTGCTTGCAGGTCATGACGAATGGCAGGGCCGTGTATTTAAAATTGACGGAAGCGAGCCTGGATATCCGAACCTGCTGGAATCGACGGGGTATGATATTGATCTAACCACGGGAGAAGGCAGGGTTGTGGATATGAGAGGGATGCATGGCTATAACTGTCGTCACGGGCATATGCTGTTTGACAAGCGGATGCGGAATCCGTGGAGGGACGCAGAAGGAAATCTGCTGGATGGAAGCGGAAATAAAATTACCGATGCTGAGAATCTAAAACGGTATGAGGACAGCCAGAAGCAGCGAGCTATGGAGCGCGGAATCCGAAAGACGAAACGACAGTTGATAGTAAAACAGGAAGAGCTTGCATGGGCGTCCGGCGCGGAACGGGAAAAGCTTCAGCGGGAATATGACAAGCTGGCTTACAGATTGCAGGGACAGAACAGGGCTTACAATCAATATTGCGAAGAGCATGGATTGCAGCCGCAGTATGATCGGAATACATTGGCGGGATTTGGATACCCGCAGCAAAAGGCAGCGAATAAAGGGGCAAAAAGATATGCGGAGAATGGAAGTGTATAAAAGCGATGGGTGAAATGATGAACCGATTTGAATATTACAATCCAAACCCCTCAAAAGGGCAAAGAGTAGGGGATTGCACTGTGCGCGCATTGTGCAAGGCTTTAGGGCAAGATTGGGATACAGTTTATGTTGGGTTATCCGTGTATGGGTTTTCGTTGTCTGACATGCCAAGTGCTAATAGAGTCTGGGGTGCGTATCTGCGTGAGAATGGTTTCCGGCGGTATATCGTAGACGACCACGGACAGCATGTTTACACGGTAGACGATTTTTGCCGAGATCATCCAACGGGGACGTATGTGCTCGGGATAGACGGCCATGTGGTGTGCGTCAAAGATGGACATTACTGGGACACATGGGACAGCGGCCAGGAGATACCGATATACTATTGGGAGAAATAAGGAGATAGGCACTATGGAAACGATACAGGCTATTCTTGCTGTGTGCGGCGGCATTTCGGTGATAGGGGGCGCTGTGGCTGTGATACATAAATGGATATCCCCCGCGATTAAGCTCACCACGCGGGTAAAAGTCCTTGAAGAGCATGACAAGCGAGACTTTGAAACGATGCATGAGATTAGGGAGCGGGACAGCCTAATCATGGAGACATTGGTAACGATGCTTAACAGCCAGATATCAGGGAACAATGTTGAGCAGTTAAAAGAAACGAGGGGAAAGCTTATATCTTATCTGGCGCGGACGCAATAAGGGGAGTAATCTTGAAGGTATACGATTTTACAGTGTTTGAATTGGATTTTTTTCGCAAATACTGCAATTTTACACCTGAGGAACGGCGGCTTTTTGAATTACGGGCGCAGAATATTCCGCTGGAAAGATGTGCGGAGATGATGAACGTGAGTGTGTCCACCGTGAAAAGAATGAGCCAGCGAATAAACAAAAAGATAATACGGGTATGTTGATTTGATACTTTTGTAAGCCTTTGATGGACTGTCAGAGGCTTATTTTTTATGCCATAATTTAGCTATAGAAAGTCATTGAATTAGTCATAGGAGGCGCAGGCATGGCATTACCATATCAAGGATACGGCTATAACCCGTATCAGTATGGACAAGTAAATCCGCTACAGCCGCAGATGGACAGGCTGGCGCAGATGCAGGCTCAGTATCAGCAGCCACAGCAGATGCAGCAGGTAAATCAGGGGATCCTGTGGGTGCAGGGCGAGGCTGGAGCTAAATCTTATCTTGTCGCTCCAAATACAAGCGTCCTTTTGATGGACTCCGAAAACTCTAATTTTTATATAAAGACTACCGATGCCGCCGGGATGCCGACGCTCCGCACCTTTGCTTACAAAGAGGTCACGGTGGGCGCGAAAGAGCCACAGAAACAGGAGGAAGTGAACTTAGACGATAAATACGTTACTCGGAAAGAATACGACGATTTGAGAAGCAAATATGAAGAATTATATAGTTATCTCGAAACGGCAACAAAGCCGGAAGGAGGCAGACATGGCGAATCCCTTGTTTGAGGCCCTGAATGGTAATAGAATGGCCGGAATGCTGGAACAGTTCCAGCAATTCCGAAAAGAGATGGAGGGCAGAAATCCGAATGAAGAGATTAACAGGCTGTTGCAGTCTGGCAAAATAAACCAGCAACAGTTAAATCAAGCCCAGCAGATGGCGCAGCAGATGCAGGGTATGTTTAAAGGCTTTTTTAAATAGTACACAACCGGGTGCACACGGTTTTGTAAATACATTATCGAAGGAGATAATTACTATGACAGACGGTTTAACCGCTTCTGATGTTGCCGTATTAACCGGCGGCACAGGAAAAAATGACGGCTTCGGCGGAGATTGGGGTGCATGGATTATCCTTTTCCTGATTTTCGGTATGTTTGGCTGGGGCGGCTTCGGCGGCTGGGGCGGAAATGGTGGAGGAGCAAATTCTCCTGCATTTCAGGGTTATGCAACCCGTGCCGATATCGACGCAGCGCTGTCCACGCAGGGAATCGAAAACGGGATCCAGAACCTTTCCGGCCAGCTTTGCAACGGCCTTGCTGGCGTAAACGCCAACCTGTCAAATCTGGGTTATCAGATGCAGCAATGCTGCTGCGATACCCGTGAGGCTATTGCTGGCGTAAACTACAACATGGCAGCCCAGACAAACATCCTACAGAATACCGTAAACAACGGATTCCGCGATGTAATTGACGCGCAGAACGCCGGGACACAGCGCATCATCGACCTGTTTACACAGGACAAGATACAGTCTTTGCAGACCGAGTTACAGTCCGCACAGCTCCAGCTGTCTAACAACGCACAGACAAACAGCATCTTAAATGCTTTGAGACCTACACCCGTTCCGTCTTATCCGGTCATGTCCCCGTACACGTCCATCGTAAACCCGACAGGCTTTAGCTTTGGCGCCGGATGTGGCTACGGAGGCAACACGGGATGCGGATGTTAAAACTTCAGACGGAGTATCTTCGTGGCATTATTTTGCCATGATGTTCGGCTGATGCCGTTATTCACAAAAAGGGGCAGGCTGAGAACGTCTGCCCCTTTTGAAATGAAGGGAGAATAAAATGATTGAGTTAGTAAACACAACGCCGGTCACGGTCCCCGTAGGGCAGTCTATCCCGTTTTCGGCAGTGGCAACAAAGGGCGGATGCGCAGAAAGACACAGGGCTGGAAGCGCGCAGATAACGCTTGTAAAGCCCGGTAGATATCTGATTACATTTTCCGGAAACGTCGCAGTACCGACTGGGGAAACGGTAGGAGAAGTGGCGCTGGGAATTGCCAGAGATGGGGAAATCCTCGGCGGCACGGTGATGCGTGCCACCCCTGCGGCAGTAGAGCAGTATTTTAACACATCGTCCCAGACATACGTCGATGTGTTCTGTGGATGCTGTGAAAACATTTCCATCAAAAACGCAGGGACAATTCCTGTGTTAGTAGACAACCCGAACATAACAGCTGTTCGGGTTTGCGGTTAAGGAGGGCAGACCATGAGCTATAAATTGATGCAAAATATCCGTGAAGAACTGGATAAAATCGCAGAAAAAGGTCTGAATACCGGAAACCTTGAAACTGCATACAAGCTTATCGACATGCTGAAAGACATGGAAAATGTGGAATACTGGAAGTGCAAAGAGGGCTATTATAACGCCGTTCTCGACGAAATGGAAGGCGGTTATAGCCAGAATGGAGAGTACAGCGAGAGGCGGAAACGCGACAGCCGTGGGAGATACAGCAGGGATGATGGAATGAGCATGACGGCCTATGACGATGGATCCTCCTATGCGCGACGTGGGGAGCACTATGTAAAGGGTCACTATAGCCGTGGAAACGGAAACAATGACCCTTATGATGATTACATGGAAAACAAGCAGTCTTATCGCAACGGCAAGTCTGAGGATTGCAAGCGGCGTATGCTGGCTGCTCTGGAAGAGCATATGGATGCACTGACGGAAGAGCTGGGAGATCTGTCAAAGGATGCAGACTGCCGAGAAGAGCGGGAGACTATTTCGCGGTACATCGAAAAATTACGAAAGATGATGTGAGTAAAGGCGGCGGGTAAACCTGCCGCTTTTGCTTTAAACATGGGTACGCCATAGTTTTTTTTATTTAGTAAAATGTATTAAAGGATATGGAAAGGAATGATCGTCATGGATATCAAAAGGGTATACTGTCCTGTCTGTAATAATAAAACGCGGTCAGCATTCCGCAAGGATACGACAGCGCATAATCTTCCGGTGTTTTGCCCGAAATGTAAAACGACCAGCCTCGTGAATATTGAAAACGGAAAGGCAGAGCCTATCGTCCGTTAAGTGCCAGACGCCAGACGCAGAGCCAGTGATTTGTAAGGATTTCTTACAGATTGCTGGCTCTTTTTTGTATTTGTATTTCCTCCTTTACAGCACACAGCCTTGCGGGAAGGTTGAAAATGCGGTTCGACTCCGTCTGTGTGCAACCCTGTAAATCGTAATTGCAGGAAAATCCATCCCATCTTTCTTTGTTTTTGCCACCGTGCATGGAAGCAGCCGGGTTCAAGCCCCGGCGCACGGTATAGGTGCATTGTTTAGACAGCGCCGATCATTACGCTTTTCGCCCGGTCCGCTACCCCGGGCGCTTTGTGGGATAGCTCAGGAGGTAGAGCAGCGGCCTTATAAGCCGTGTGTCATGGGTTCAATTCCCCTTCCCACAACTACCCCGCCCGTGGTTTATCGGGCTTAATCCATACCGCTGACGGGCGGTTAATCAATCACGTTTAGGAGGATAAAGATGCAGAATATTGAAGCAATTTTGACAGAACTGGGAATTGAGGTCTCGGCGGACAAAAAGGAAAGCCTTACGAAAAAGGTGGCGGAAAATTACGTCACGAAAGCTGAACATGAAAAGAAGCTGGGAAAGGCTGAGACTGACCGGGACACGTGGAAAGGAAAAGCTGAGACGGCAGAAAGCACCCTGAAAGGCTTCGAGGGCGTTGACCTTGAAACAATGCAGAAGGATTTGGCTGATTGGAAGAAAAAGGCCGAGGATGCCGAGAAAAACGCACAGGCGCAGCTGTATGAGAGAGATTTCACGGACGCTCTGAAAACGGAGTTTGAAGGAATTAAATTCTCGAGCGAAGCGGCAAAGCGCGCAATTATGGCAGAAGTCAAGGAGGCCGGATTAAAACTGAAAGACGGGAAAATCCTCGGACTGAATGACCTCATAACCCAGATGAAGGAAAATGACGCTTCGGCATTTGTTGACGATGAGCAGCAGAAAGCACAGCAGAATCAGGCACGCTTTACACAGCCGACAAACAAGCAGGGGCAGGGCGGCGCGCTGACGAAAGACCAGATTATGAGCATCAAGGATGCTTCTGAGCGTCAGGCTGCAATTGCTGCGAACATGAGTTTATTTAATTAAAGCAGGAGGGCAATTATGGCGGCAAAGGCCAATATAATCGGAACAACAGATATACAGGTAACAGCCAGAGAGCTGGACTTTGTTACGCGTTTTGAACGCAACTGGCAGCATCTGCGGGAAATCTTGGGGATTATGCGCCCCATCAAGAAGCAGCCCGGCGCAGTGCTGAAAAGTAAATACGCGGAAGGTACGCTCGAGGATGGTGCAGTAGGCGAAGGCGAGGATATCCCGTATAGCAAATTTACCGTAAAGGAAAAGAAGTATAAGGAGATGACCATCGAGAAGTACGCGAAGGCCGTTTCGATTGAAGCAATCAAGGACCACGGTTATGACAACGCTGTCCAGATGACTGACGACGAGTTTCTCTATCAGCTTCAGGCGGGCGTGACAAAGAAGTTTTATGACTATCTGAAAACCGGAACGCTCACATCCGAGGAAACAACCTTCCAGATGGCACTTGCGATGGCAAAGGGCAAGGTTGAGAACAAGTTTAAGCAGATGCACCGGAACATCACCGGGGTTGTTGGCTTTGTGAACATCCTTGACGTGTACAAGTATCTTGGAGCAGCAAACATCACCATCCAGAATCAGTTCGGCTTCCAGTACCTGAAGGATTTTATGGGGTTCAATACAATTTTCCTCCTTTCTGACAGCGAGATCCCGGCTGATACGGTAATCGCTACACCGGTGGAAAACATCGTGATGTATTACATCGACCCCAACGACAGCGACTTCGCGAAGGCAGGACTTGTGTACACGACCAGCGGAGAAACGAATCTGATCGGTTTCCACACACAGGGCAACTACAACACCGCCGTGTCTGAGGCGTTTGCGATCACCGGCCTTGTGCTGTTTGCGGAATACCTGGATGGTATCGCGAAAATCACCGTAAATGCGGGGGGTTGATGGCCGCCAGTACACCCCTGAATACTGACGGCGAACCGCTTTCCGGGGAAACAAAACGGAAGAGTAAGAGATAAGGAGGACGACGGGATGGCATACACCACATTTACATTTTATGAGCAGACCTATCACGGGAATGTCGTCCCGGCGGAGGAATTTGACCGTATCGCAGACCGTGCCAGTGACTTTTTGGACGTCATAACCTTTGACCGCCTGGTGGACGGGCTCCCAGACAATGAACGAGCGAAAACAAAGGTTCAGAAAGCCGTTTGCGCGGTCTGTGACAAATTATATCAGCTGGAGCTGGCAGAGAAGAAAGCGCTGTATTCCGCTGGGGGGACATCTTCCGGCGGGGCTGGCGGTGTTACTTCGGGAGTAATTACTTCCAAGTCTGCCGGTTCTGAATCAATTTCCTACGCTTCCCCGTCCGAAATGGCAAACGGCGCAAAGGCATGGAGCGCGGTCTACCAGGCGGCCGGGGATGCACAGGAGACAAACAAGCTTCTGGCAGATGCGGCAATGCTTTATCTGGCAGGAGTGAAAAATGATGATGGCGTACCGTTGTTGTACGCAGGAACGAGGTAGATATGGAGATGTTGTTTACAAATATGACCGCAATTTTGGCGGTTATCGGCGCATTAGCGTTTATCGTGTCGGTCATCACACAGGTATTTAAGGGTGTAGGCGTGCTTTCCAAAATCCCTACGGATATCCTCGTGCTTGTCCTGTCCATCGGGATTACAGTGACCGCGTTTGTAGCATATATGCAGTACATCCAGCAGACTATTATTTGGTACATGATTCTGGCGGCTATTCTGGCGGGATTTTTAGTTGCTTTCGTGGCGATGTACGGCTGGGAGAAGTTTGCAGAATTATGGAGCAGATTTAAGAAAGGCGAGTAGGCATGGGCTTTTTTACGGTTCCGTGCCAGAGGAATGCATGGAAAATAGCGTTAGAATCCTGGCGTTTACGGATAAATTTAATGAAGCTCTTTGTGAAATGAGGGATACCGATGAATGATGCGATAGTGACAATATTCAATTTTTACGAATCCAGCACTGCCGCCATCTGGTATCCCCATGTGCTTTCCGGCGTGCATCTGGAGACTGACCGGGGGCAGATCATGAAACTGTACGGGACAGACAGCACAGATAACGCACAGTTACATATCCCGTTCGGGGTTAAGAACGGGAGAAAAATTATTGTTGATACCGTCGGAAAAGAATTGCCGTGGCTTCCGCCGAAGGAATGGAACAGACAGGTAAATGATCTGTTGCCAGACAGCATTACATTTAATCCGTCTACAGACTTTTTCATGGTAGGAGCATGGGACGGTGCCGTACTCGTGAACGATGCAGATTATACAGACAGGCGATATGAAGGGTTTTATGCGTTTATGAATGCCGAAAAAGATTTTGTTTACCTGATATCGTCAGTGGGAGGACCGTATACGGTAATCCCGCATTTTGAAATCTTAGGGAAGTAGGTGGTGAAGGTGGCTGAACCTATCGGGAATGATGCTACTGGATATGATGTTCTGACGGCGGCGATGAAGTCGCTGCTTAACCAGTTCCCGGGGCTGTATCCAGATGAAGCAATTAAATTTGAAGAGCTTGGGGCGGAGGATGGCATTGCGTTTTCCAATGATTCCGGAGCGCTGGTATATACAGAAAAAGAAGATATACTCGGGCGGATATATCAGGAATGCCGGTATCCCTGCTTTGTAGTGTACCGTTCGACCACGGGAGCAAGGGAACGACAGAAAATTACTATTCTTGAATTTCTGGATACGCTGGGGCGCTGGCTTTGCCACGAACCCTCCGGGATTGAGGGGAAAGAGTACGAAAAAGCGATATATCCCGATTTGACCGCAGGGCGGAAAGTTGAGCGGGTAACACGCGGAAACGCATATGGGACACAACCACAGGAGAATGGCGTGCAGGACTGGGTTCTACCGGTTACGGTTTTTTATAAAAATGTTATCGAACCTGAATTTTAAGAAAGGAAGAAAACGATGAAAAGACATTTGTTGAGACATTTTGTCGATGTAAAAATGGACACGTCCGCTGAGGGGACAGCGGCAGACTACCGGCTTCTGGGAACGGGTATTACCTCTTTAACAGAGGAAATGAACCCTGAAACGGAGACGGTGCAGTACATCAACCAGGAAAACGGATCTACGGACCTTAAATCCTATACGCCGTCCATCGAAGTTGAAAGACAGAACGTAGACGAAGAGGACACGGAGCTCACGGACTGGTTTAACAAGATGATAGACACGCTGCCCGTCGGAGGGGACGCCATTACATCCTATGTCCGCGTAAGAGTTTCCGGCGCTGGTCCTTCATATCCGGCAGTCCGCCGCCGTTGCGTTGTGAGTGTAGGCGGCACGGGCGGCGATGCTGGGTCTAACGTAACGGACACACTGACGCTGGGCGGCAGAGGTGACGGAGAAGCCGGAACGTTTAACGTAACCACAAGAAAATTCACGGCGACGCCCGCGTCTGACAGGGCTTTAACGGAGTAAGGAGGACAAGATGGGAGCAGCAAGCTTACGAGTAGACAGTGGCGTCAAACGAATTGAGGTAAACGATAACGGCGATTATATTGCGGTCAACATCTCTGACAACAGTTTTTTTAAGCGTTTTGACGATTTTGTGGCATGGCTGAATGCAAAAAACGAGGAAGCCGATAGGATTGCTAATGATTCTTCCGGTGATTTCACGGAACGCTTCGGAGCGTATGACGCTTTATGTAAGGAGGCCTGCGCTGAGTTGGATTCTCTGTTTGGGAGCGGGTGTTGCAAAAAGGTGTTTCCTGACGTGGAATCCCCTGGAATGGAGCTTATCGCGGACTTTTTAGACCAGATTATACCGATTCTTCAGGGCTTCGCCACCGAACGAAATCAGAAAATCACAAGCAAATACAGCCCGAACAGGAAAGGGGCGCGAAGCAATTAAATGTGGAATGTGCTTCTTGATAAATTCCCAACAGAATATGAGGGATTTCGCATAGATGGATCCTTCCAGACAGGGATCCAGATTTCACAGGCTTTGCAAGACCCCGGTCTGACCGACGATGAGAGGTTGGCTGTAGCGCTGGGGCTGCTGTATCCGTCAGAGGATGGGGACAGCAGCCCTTCTTCTTTCCCCGATTTAGAAACTGCCGTAGATGGTCTTAGGTGGTTCCTGAGCGGATGGTATACCGACAACCGCCCGAAGAATGAGGATAAAGTTCCGGTAACGGATTTTGACATAGATCAGTGGCGCATCTATTCAGCGTTTCTGGAAAAGTACGGAATCGACCTGAACCGGTCTGATCTGCATTATTGGGCGTTTATGGGACTGCTGTCAACGCTCGGGGCATGCGCGTACACGAATGTCATATCCATCCGACAGCAGAAGATAGATCCTAAGATGGACACGCGCGCAAAACAGGCATTGATGGAGCAGAAACGCATATTTGCAATAGAGCGGGAAGAGGAACTGACAGAAGAGGAACAGGAAGATGTTGACGCTTTTATGACATGGGTCAAGGCAGGAGGCTGACATGCCGAAATATGATGGTTCGATACGGATAAACACAAAAATTGAAACAAAAGATTTAAACAGCCAGATGATGCGCGTGTCTAATGCCATAAAAAAAGACAGCGCGGCTTTAGATTCTCTCAATCGCAAAATGGAAGAATTTTCGCAAAAGAAAATCCCGACAGAAAAATTTGCAGAATTACAAAGAGAGTTAGAAAAGGCAGAATCCGAGTATTCAAAACTGCAGGCCCGTATGTCACAAAAGGGGGCGGCAACGTCTGAGTATAAAGCTTTACAGAAAGACCTCGTTGCGGCGCAAGGAGAGCTGTCTAAGCTTGTAGCACGTCAGACAGACTGGGAAAACATGGGGGTACCTCAAACCGGCGGCGCATGGGACGTACTAAATGAACAGGTTGCAGCCGCATCCGACCGTGTAGATGATCTGAAAGAAAAGCTTCAGCAGATGGAGAACAGTGGAAAGGCGTATACCCCGAAGGTGGACAAGGCTCAACTGGATGAAGCGGCTCAAAAAGTAGATGAAATCAAGGAAAAAATAAACGCGGAGAAAGCATCCGGTAACGCGTTTGTATCCCCAAAAGATACAGAAGAATTTCAGAAGATGTCTGTAAAGGCGTCACAGCTTGCTGGGAACATAGATGTTTCAAAGCGCAGGCTGGCAGAACTTAACGCGAAGCAGAAGCCCATCAAAAAAGAATTTGACCGGATGAAGAATTCTGCCGATAAAGCATTTAAAACAGCCTCGTCCGGCGCGAAAAAAAGCGCGGGGCTGTTCGGCACTTTTGCATCAAGATTGAAAGGTATCGCATTATCGCTGTTGATATTTAACTGGATTACAAAAGCATTTAATGCGATGGTAGCCGGAATGCAAAAGGGGTTTTCAAACCTTGCAAAGTATTCTGCTCCGTTGGCAAATTCATTTCAGTCTCTAAAAAATTCACTGGCTACACTTGGGAATGCGTTTGCTGCTGCCTTTGCGCCAATTGTCCAGATGGTAATTCCGTATCTCAATGCGCTTATAAACGGAATAGCGCGGGCAATAACATATGTGGCGCAGTTTATTGCCATCCTTGGCGGGAAAAGCACGTTCATCCGAGCGAAAAAGATACAGGATTCTTACAACGATTCCCTGAATGGAACAGCAGCTGCGGCAAAAAAGGCAGCCGGAGCTCTGGCAAAATTTGACGACCTGGATGTGCTGCAAAAGCAGGATGATTCCGGCGGCGGTGGAGGGGGAACACAGCCGAAAGATATGTTTGAGGAAGTCCCTGTGGATTCCAAAGTAGTTGACTGGTTAGACGGCATCAAAGAAAAGCTGTCTCCCATTTTGGAATACCTTAAAAAGATGCGTGACGCGTTCGCAGAAGGCTTTTTTAAATCGCTTGGGGATCCTACGGACAGGCTTGAGACAATCCGGAAAGGATTGGAACAGATAAAAAAGGCAATGATTGACATCTGGACAGATCCTGATGTGCTAAGGGCGGCTGACAGATGGGCGATGTCGCTTATGGAGATGCTCGGAAGCTTTGCAGGCATGATCGCGAGTGTAGGATTAAGCTTGGCAGCCTTTTTTATTGGCGGATTTGGTCAATATCTGGAAAACGACACGGATAAGATAAAGCAATGGCTAGTTCGAATGTTTGATATCGGCGCAGAAATCAATCAGCTGCTGGAGAGCCTTTTTGTCGGAATCGCTAAAGTGTGTGAGGCACTTGCAAGCGAAAACGGCATCCGGATGTCAACCGCTATGTTTGGCAGTTTTTTTAGCGCTATGGGCGGAATGTCTGAGATGGCGGCAAAGATTGGGCGAGATCTTCTGGAAGTAATGGTACAGCCATTTACCGATAACGCAGGGATCATTGAGCAAGCGTTTGAAGGTCTTTTTGGTAGCACGGCAACATACCTGGAAGGGCTTAAGCAAGCGCTCGATGACTGCTTTATGTACATAAATAAAATGTATGATAAGTACGTGAAGCCGTTTGTTGACAGTATTGCAAACGGCTTAAGCAGTATTATTACGAACTTCCTGAATGCCTGGAACCAATACATACAGCCTACAATTGAAAGGATTGCTGAAAAAATGTCCTCTCTCATGAATGAGCATTTTGTCCCGCTGGTGGCTGTTTTGACAAGCGCAATTGGGCATATTACGTCCCTTTTACAATCCGCGTGGGAAACGATTATCCAGCCTATATTGGATTGGATTATAAATTACGTGGGGATTCTGCTTGTGGAGGTTTTTAACTTGCTTGTGGACATCCTGCTGCAGGGAATACAGCTTATCATCGACGGCTTTACTAACTTCATGGCGTTTCTTGATACCTTCGTTCTGCGTCCTTGGGCTGAGGGCTGGGAAAATGCAAAAAAAATCTTTGCGTTTTTCTGGCAAAGCATTAACGAACTAAGCGAATTTTTAAGAAAAGCGCTTGAGAATGTGTTTAAGCTTATCCGGAAAATGATTGACGGGGATTGGAAAGGCGCTTGGGATACTGCGGTTAATATTTTTGATAAAGCGAAGAAAACAATTGAGGATAAACTTAATGCGTTAAGAGACTTCGTGGCAGGCATATTTAACTCCATAAAAGAAAAGCTGAGCGAGCTTTGGGATTCGATTGGCGGATTTAGTGGAATCGGGAACGCAATCAGCGGAATGTTCGGCGGAGATGGCAAAAGTGGTGGAAGTGGAAGTGCTGCTACAATGGCAATGTCTATGGATAACGCGTCTGCTGTTTTAAATAGCATTCCGGCGCTTGCATCTGGCTCGGTAATCCGTGGTGGCAACCCGTTCTTGGCGATTCTGGGCGACCAGCGGGCAGGGCAGACCAACATCGAAGCGCCGATAGGCACAATCAAACAAGCTGTATCGGAGGTAATGGCAGAGAGCGGCGGCGGATTTAGAACGGCGAAAATTGTCTTGCAGGTAAACGGGGTAGATCTGGCGCAAGCTACACTGCAGGATTTCTTATCGGAAGCAAGCAGGCAAGGATATGATCTGGAGGTGATCGGAGGATGATTTTTACACGCGGCATATACATAGATGGGGAGTATTTTAACATCCCCATCGTGTCCATAAAAAGAAACGCGGATTTCCTCGACAAATTCGCCGAAAGAGTTGAAACGGGAGAGCTCCAGCGTGAATTGATAGGCGTGTATTTTAACTACACAATGTCGGTCGGGAAGAGCAGCTCGTTCCCGGATGGCGTATATAAACGTTTCTGGGATAAGGTTACAGAGCCCGTCCCATTCCATATTATTTCGCTGCCGTCAGATCCTGGTTATTACGAATACACAGCTTATATATCCAGCGTCTCTGATGAATACGAGAAGATAACACAGGATAGCGCTGATTATAAAGGGTTTACCTGCAAGTTTACGGCGAAAGAACCGGCAAGGAGACCATGATGAAAACAGAATTTTATGTCGAATACAATCTGTATGACACGACTGCTCTGCCTGATGCAAAAGAAAGCACAGAGAGCAATGCTGCTTTTGGGGATATGGGGCTGTTTAAGTCAAAAGGCAGCCCACCAAAATACGTTACACTGGAACATAATTTTTTCGTGTTGGATGGGAGTCTTAGCGAAATGCCAGACACGCCGACGGACATCCCATTTTTTTCGGATGTGCAAGCGGGCGCAGATGGAATTTTCACAAAACAGCCTGTAATCAGAATAGATTTTACCGAAAATCATACCTCTATCGGGCTGACTTTTCATTTTTCAGAAGCATTCCCGCTGGAGATGGAAGTGACATGGTACGACCTCGGCGGTACATATAAATCGCAAAAACGTTTCTTTCCGAACAAACTGGATTATTTTGCAAAAAATCAGGTGGAGGAATACGGACGAATTGAGATCCGATTTGTACGTGCCCTACCGTGGCACAATGTAAAGTTAAACTATCTCGAGTATGGCACAACGTTTATCTGGGGCCCCGATGTCATAAAAAGCGCGAAGCTTGTAAATGACACAGATCCTATCAGTAATCAGATTAAAACGGACAAACTCACGTTTGACTTTGTTGACACTGATGATGATTTTAATGTTGGAAACATTAACGGGTTGCACAAAACATTGCAGAAAAAGCAAAGAATGTTGCCATACGAAATCGTTGACGGCATGAAGATGCCGCTGGGCGTGTTTTTTATGGAATCCAACAGTACCACCAAAAATGTCACCCAAATATCGGCGATCGACTACAAAGGGATGCTTGCTAATGTGGATTTTAAAGACGGGCGGATATACGCCGGAGAAACGGCGGGAAGTGTGATCGAAGAGATTATGACAGCGGCAGGGATTGAAGATTATACGGTTGAGGAAGAGGTGGCGCAAACGCCGCTGTATGGCACGCTTAAAATCCAGACCTGTCAAAAAGCTCTGCGGGAGGTCTTGTTCGCTTGCTCGGCGATTATGAACACATCACGGAGGTCGGGCGTTGAAATACGGAAATCAACGAGAAGAATATCTGCAACGATTCCTCGCAGTCGGAAATTTTCCACGACATTAAAAGTCGACCCTTATGTATCAGATGTGAACGTAAAATATAAAACATGGGTGTTGGAGACAGCAGAAAGTGAGATTACAAAAGGCACATACGAGCCGGGGATACATATAATCCAGCTTACGAGCCCGGCGGTGAACATGGTCGCATCAGCAGGCAGGATAGTTAAACAAATGCCGTATTATGTTGTGCTTGAAATCGCGGGAAGCGCCCGTACGGAGGTTGCAATCACGGGGCGCAAATATGTTGGCACAGAGTTGGCTACACTGTCCAGAATCGAGCATATAAAGTCCGGCGAGGTGCGGAACACAAAAACATTTACAGGAACGCTTTTGAATTATGAAAGTGCCCAGAAGGTTGCAGATAATATACTTGATTATTATCAGCTTCAGCAGATTATTCAGACGCGTCATTTGTCCGCCGAGGAAAAAGCGGGGGACTGGGCGGAAGTCGAAAATACCTTGCAAATGCATGGTAATTTTGTCGCCTGTATAGAATCCCTCAGCATTGACCTCACGGGTGGATTTGTGGGTACGGCAAAATACCGTGGATATTATAAAATAACATCAGAAGAGTATTATTCCGGCGAGCTGTATTCTGATGAGAAGGTAGGGATTATCTGATGGAATGGGTGTATGACCGAACGCAGGCGGACGTTGAACGGGCAAAGGTTTTGAATGATAAATACGCTGCAGGGACAATCTCCGAAGAAGAAAAAATGGAATGGGCTGCCGGAATGAAGGGTGCGTTGAATGTAGCGGATTTGAACCGGATCGAAAGTAACATCCGTGAGATCGCTGAAACTTTGGCGGTAAGCGTGACGGTGAAGACATGGGGGGCGAATCAGATTCCGCGAGTAAGTGATTTTAAACGGATCTGCGACAACGTGCAGCGGATCCGAGAGGCGTGGAGTGCTTTGAAAGATACCCCTGCCACACCAGACCCGCCGCTGATTACTTATCAAAAATGGAACGCCATAGAACGGATCTTGCACGATGTCAAATATGTCTATGATCGAGTTGTGGGCAGTTATTATTATTGCGGCGATGAAATCTACGCCGGGGAAGGAATAGGAATTTTATAATGGCAGAAACGTGGTTTACGCCAAAAGAGTGGAAAGCCCGCCTTGTGGAATTTGCAGGCAGGAGATTACTTAGAAATGTCGCGAATGGGGAAACGACAACGTATGACGTATCCCGCAGCGAGGGGCAGGTGTCTCAGGAGGGCGATGCGTTTAACACTAAAAACATGAACGACCTCGAACAGCGAATCTCGAACGGATTTGCGAAGGCAAAGACCAATATTGATTCACTTAACGACAATGGTGCGATCAAAGGCATGGACGCTAGAGAGGACGGAGTTTATATCACATACTCCACTGGTGCTGATACAGTAACAAAAAAATTGGGTAAGACAGATCGGCATGTTATTAAATCAGGGGTTGGAAATGGATCGTTTTCTGTTGCCCATATATCCGGCTATGAAAAATTGACTGCAGAGGACTTTGCTTTTGTAGTTACAAATGCCACAACAACAAGCTCACATAGAGATAGCGACTATGGAGGTAGGGCAGCTTATGATCCTGTTGCCACTTGTTCACCTGCCTTGGGATATGATGCGTCAGCTGGGACTATTACAATTACCGGATGTGCAGGCAATAAGTCTCAAAACGGACCAGCAAACTCTGTTGAGAACCGAGGGGTAGGATTAACCGGCACAGTGTATTTTTACGGGGATATGTAGAAAAAACCTAAAATACTAACAGAAAAGAGGTAAGAATATGAGAAAAATCGTATTTAAATCTGGGAAAGAATTGGAGATTGATGGAATTGTCCAAAGCGGGAAAACCTTGCAAATCTCTATAAAAAGCAGCGATACAAAAAGCATAATTGACATGTTTTCGAACGCTGAGAATACGGCTGTGATGCGATATTATGTTGGGACTGACCTGATATGCGGATATGCTGGGTTTAAAAAATTCGTGAGTTTGAAATATACGCCTGACGTGATAGCATCCATCAATTACGAGCAGGAGGACGCAACCACAGAGAGCGGTTTTGTGGAATCCCATGTGGCTGTATGTACGGTGCATATGGAAAAAGTTGAAGAAGCAGGGCTGCCGGATGGACTGACTGATAAAGTCACAAAGCTGGAAAACGATGTTTCCAGCATCACGTCCGGCATCAATGAAATCAACGGTATTTTGGAGGACAAATGATATGTTTACGGAAAAAGCGAAAGAAAATCTCCTGGCAATGCTAGAGCAGGCTAAAATCAGCGCTGTGGATAACACGGATGCACAGGCTTTGCTCGTGCCGTCGCTGTACCCTGAATGGGAAGCACTGAAGGACGGAACACATCTGACAAAAGGGCAGCGGTGCACTTATAATAAAGTGCTGTACAATGTCCTGTCTGACCACGATAAACAGGAGCAGTGGACCCCGGAAGCGGCACCGTCCCTGTTTGCAAAGGTACTCATCCCTGATCCTGGTGTTATCCCGGACTGGGAGCAGCCTGGAAGCACAAACGGATATAAAAAAGGCGATAAGGTAAAACACAACAGTAAGGTCTGGGAATCGCTTGTTGATAACAATGTATGGGAGCCGGGAGCCGTAGGAACGGATAGTGTATGGAAAGAAGCCAGCGAATGAGAAAGGCGTAGGAAATGCTTATTGAACTGATAGAAAAGGCGGAAAATGTTGGGTGGGGGACGATAGCGGTTGTGATCGCTGGTGTGTTTATGTTTATCCCGACTATCGTGGAAAGCTGGAATAAGGTCCTTGACGCACTGGGGTTGGTAAAGAAAAAGAATCTTTTCCGGAAACAGCGTGAAAAGGAGATCGCAGCAGTCTATTCACATATCGAGGAGCTGCAAAGTGGAGTCGTGTCAAAGCAAGAGGAGTACCACCAGCAATCTATTACGATCAGGGACAATCTTGCCAGAAGGCAGGACGATTTGTACGAAAAACAGATTGAATTGAAGCAGGATGTAAAGAATATAACTCGGATGCTGGAAGAGTACATCCAGAAGGACAATGAACGCACGATTGCTTCGCTACGTACAACTCTGTGGCGGCTACATAAGGAATTTACATCACAGAGATATGTGACGCCGGACGGATTAAAGACCTTCCGAGAGCTGGGGAATGTGTACGAAGCTGCCGGCGGGGATGACATTTATCACGAAAAGCTGCAGCCGGAGGTGTTAGCTCTAGACATCAAATATCCGGATGGAAGCATATACAAAATTAAGGAGGTATGACAATGAAAAAGATTGATTGGATGCGAAAACTGACAAGCAGAAAGCTTTGGATGAGCGTGGCATCATTTGTGACGCTGATGATTGTGGCTTGCGGAGGGACGGAAAATGAAGCCACACAGATCTCTGCGCTGATCATGGCTGGTGCTACGGTTATCGGCTATGTCATCGGCGAGGGTTTGACAGATGCGGCAGCTATTGAAGCAGACAAGGAAGGATAAGGTGATCCGATTATCTCCCGCGCAGGGTTAAGCGTGATTCTGGGGCGGCTTCGGTCGCCCTATGTTTTGTGGAGGATGTATGATGTGGAAAGGAATTGACGTATCAGACAATCAAGGGGCAATAGACTGGGCACAGGTTGCAGCGGCAAAAGTTGCATTTGCAATCCTGCGCAGTGTGCGCCGATCGGGCAAGGAAGATCATCAGTTTGCTGCAAATCTGGAAGGCTGCCGAAAGCACAATATACCATTGTCTGTATATAAGTACACCTACGCAGCCACGCCGGAAACGGCGCGTGGAGAAGCTCAGCAGGTCGTAGAATTATTACAGTCTCACGGGCTGACCGGAACAATGGTCTGGTGGGATGTAGAGGACAAAGATGTGTTGCATCCGTTGGGCATTAAAAAACTGACAAAGTGCATCAGAGCGGCACAGGAAGTCATCACAACGGCAGGTTACGGATTTGGGCTATATATTGGGCTGTATGTTTATAAGGAGCGCTGGCTTGACTTTGACGCGTTTGCTGGGACACGGCTGTGGGTGGCTCGATACTACAAAGGTTATCGCACGATGCAGTTTGATGACGAGCCGGATCAGGAATACAAGCCCGATGTTGGCAGCGATATATCTGGATGGCAGTACACGAGCTGTGGAGAGGTTCCAGGCATCAAGGGAGATGTAGACCTTGACATGGCATATGATGATCCTGCGGCATGGTCGCAGCCTGCGGAAGAGCCGGGAGTGATTTATACCGTATCTGTGGCAGACGTCTGGACACGCGCGCAGGCGGAGGTCATCCAGCAGCAGTTTGCGGCGATGGGAATAAACGGGATTGTCCATAAGGTTAAGATCTTGGAATAAAGATATAGGCCGAGAGAACATTCAAAGTCCTCCCGGCCGCAGGCTATGATGAAATGATGAAGCGGCTATGTCCTGATAAGATTATCTTTTATGGGTCTGTACCAGACGATTGCAAAGGTGATATAATCAGGATAAAGCCGTTTAGCGATAAATTTAACGTTGTGGAGGTGGCGGCATGGTGATAAATTTACAGTTTTTCGGTGGGCGCGGATCTGCTTTAAACGCAGCCGGAAGTGCGAAAAAAATAGAGGTGGGATCATCGATCCATCTGCAGAGCCCAGGGAAATAGAAGCAGTATATAGAGAATCACGCGGGTATTACGGGTCTTATTACAAGAACGAGATTTTGCAGGCATCTGCTGATGATCGTACCGGGGAGTTATCTTTTGACTATGCTACTCCTGAAAAACGCGAAAAGACATCTAAAACAAATAAAACGCAGTATCTTACATATAAGTTAAATGCTGGCGCAGAGGATGGAGACACGTTTGGTATCAATTGGGACAAGGTTAAAGCTGTCTCGGGGCAGACGTATGGCATCCGCGCAAAACTGAAAGAACGCGGTTTTAAATGGGACGGGAAAACAAAAAAGTGGCGGAAAGAGTAAATTTTCTGACCAAAGACATACAGAAAAACAACACCGAAAAGCAGGGCTCTTATGAGCTCTGCTTTTTTATCAAAAAAAGTTTCAAATACATGTTGACAAAAATCAGAAGTATTATATAATAAGATATAAGGAAAACCTAATAAATAATAAGGAGGCGGTAAAAATTTTAACCATCCAGCAAAAAGTAAACATGGCGTGCTCCGCGGCTGAAATCAGCAAAACGGAACTTGGAAAGCGAATAGGATTATCACAGTCCGCATTTTCCCAACGTTTAAAAACAGGGAAGTTTTCCGACGAGGACTTCCAAAATATGGCGAAAGCCATAGGGGCAAAATACTATTCTGGTTTTGAATTCCCAGATGGTACAAAAATTGAGTAAAAACAAGAAAGCAGATAAGGAGAGCTCGAAATGAATGAGACAGTGAAAAAAGCGTACGAAATCGCAAAAGAAACCGGTGATTTTGAAGTTGATTATCTTCCAGAGGTTGAAGTTGGAGAAATTGTAGAACTGAACGATGTCTGGGACGGAGAGGGCGAAGCACCGGATGATGAGGAGTCTGGTTCTTACGGATCATATTCGCACAAAATAACAAATGACCAGTGGATCAACTACGAATTTGATATCGTAGAGAAGAAAGAGAATCCATTGGACACACTTGTGAAAATAACAAAAATTGAGTTGATATAA